TCCAAAGGCGCCGTCTGTTGAGCAAACACGGCATGCACTGACCACACCCGAATGACGCCAGCTCGCTGTGGAACGGCCGGCGACACAGCACCGCTACATCCGGTACCCGATGCGACGCACCGGGGAGCCGCGACGGCGGAACGAGCGCCGACCTCGGAACGAGCGGCGACCACGAAACGAACGACGGCGGCCATAGCCTCGACCGTACGGCATGTCATCTTCCTTTCCTGTTGACCCCGTAGCGTTGGTAGCCACGGTCCATCTGATACGAGCCAGGGGCGGGCTCGAAACGCCTACGCGGTGAGCGGCCGCTGCCGCTACCCGTGTACTTGGGAGCACCTCCGAAGAAGTTCTCCGATATCCACTTGTCCACATAGGCCTGGCCAGCCAGGATTGCGTGGACGATTTCCGAATCCATGTTCAGCTCCCGCGAGGGGAAGTCGCGGAACACACCAGGTGCAGTTTCGACCCGCTGCCACATGGGAATCGACGACGCCTCACGGTGGGGCTCGTAGGGATTGCGCGCCGGCTGCTTTGACGGCTCCAGCTTGATCGCTCCCGTGTCCACTCGACCACGGTGATCTTGTACTGGTGATGACGTCGCCTCACCAGGGAAAGGTGGATTGCGACTCTGGTTGAGCCGGCTGATCTGGCTCTGCATGAGCTGGCGCTGCATCTCGTCGTTGGCCAGTTGGCTCCGGTGCGCCTCCAGCGCTCGACCTTCCTGAGCAGCTTGCAAGGCCCGCGCATCGCTTTCGCGCTCCCGTGCGAGCATGAACGCAGTGGCTTCCGCATCGGACCGCTCCTGCCTCGTTCTCGTGGCATCCATCGCCCGACCGATATCCTGGCCAGCCGCGGCCAAGCCCTGGAACGGCGATGTGTCCCCGACGGAAATAGGGGCAGCAGACGCGCCAGGGGATCCCAGGGCGTAGAGGGGGTGGATACCCGCAGCCTTGGCATCGGCCACCTTCCACCGAATGCCCATCTGGGCAAACTCCCTCTGCATGTCCATCTGCTCGTGGGCCAGCTTCCGGGCTGAATCCCCCGATGCCGCTCCACCGCCCAGCGCTGCCGCTGCTCCAATGATCGCTGGCCATACCATCGTTACCTCCTGCAGGTGATAGCTGAGAACGCATTGCGTCGCGGCCGCCTCAGTCCACGCGAGCCGGCGACGCCCAGGGCATGAAGAACCTCGCGCCGGCGCGATCGCCGGACGCAGATCACCACGTCCCGAGGCTCCTGGAAGCCGATCCGAGCGGACGGGTAGGAAAGGCGCACCAAGGGCCTAAAACGGGCCTCAGAGCGCCGAACGGGGGTTTGGACCCGTAGACGAGCCGGACGACCAGAAAACGTCCTGGCGGGGCTGTAGCCGGTCGCAGGGGCCACATCCGAGGGGTACCAAGCGCGCCGATCTTCGACCTCGCGCAAAAACGGCGTACCGAGCAGCTCGGTACGCCGTGGGAAGTAGGTGAGCCAAAGCGGCTCGGGCGGGGGCAACGAGGGCGTTAGCGATCCGAAGTAGTCATCGCGCCCCGCCCGTTGATTCGATCTCCGCCGCCTGCTCACCTGTCACCTAGCACAGTCCACCTCAAGTAGAGGGACTGTGACTCGATGCCTCGGGAGAGGGGGCAGGGTTTTCCCGAGTATTGGCGCCGGCCGACGGCGCCTGCGGGGCCTGCGGCCCCTGAGAAGAGGGCCTAGAAGAGGGAGAGGGGGGAGGGGTCCAGCCTTTGGAAGTAGCCCATTCCTGCCAAGGGTCGGTTTTGGGAGGGGGTCGCCATCCGGCCTTCTTTGCGGCCATTGCCAGCCGGGCCTCGTCCAGCTCGCCCGGCATCCGATCGTCTGCGTCAGCCGCATGCTCCCAGGGCGTTGTCGGGTCATCCGGATCATCGTCGACCTCGAAGTCATTCGCTTCCTCGAAGGTTTCGCGGCCGTGTTGAGCAGCTGCTTCACTGAGTTCGCGACGGATCATCGATCGCATCTGGTCGACCAGGCTCTCGGGGCGTTTCATGCCAATCGGCACCGCCATCGGCGTCGAGTCCATGACCTCACGCCCTGCCTTGTACTTGTCCTCGTGGAGTCCCATTGATACCTCCGTTAGAAGATGAACGATTTCCCAGAACCAGCAACCATCCGACGAGCCTTGAGCTGGTGCTTCACCATGCACCACAGCACATCTTCCGTTTGAACAGCGTTGACCCGCTTCGTCGGAACTGAGCGGATGAAGTCAGCGTTGAGCGCAGGCTCCGAACCGAACAGCCGCGCGTAGTGCCAAAAGTCCAGAGTTGTGCGGAACTCACCTGCGATCCCGCTTTCCTGCCGGCGGTATTCGTCGTAGCGGTCCTGATAACCGAAAGTCCCGTTAGCCACCGCAGCAGCGAAGTAGAGCTCACGATTCTCGATAGCCTGCTGGCCGATGTGTTGCAGCTCGCGTTGCCAGTAGTCCTCTTTGACCGTGCGAGACCAGGTGCGAGCGACACCTTGCGCATACATCGTCTTGGGCTTGACCGACATGAGACTCAAGACGTACCCGTGCTCCTCGAAGAACCGTTGATAACGGTTCGAGCGAACGGCCCCGATGCCGTGGCCGCGCAGCTCGCCAGTGAACGAATCGTCCACATCCGACGGCGAGGTTTGCAGCACTTCCGAAAACTGGATGGTCTGCTTGCCGCCACCCAAGTACTCCGGCCGTTGAAGCCGCGCATCACTGGAACGGACACCCAGATAGCGCAAGTACTCCGTGTAGCGCGACCCATAACGAGCACGAGCCTCCTCGTAGCGTTGCAGCGCGAAAGCTTCGCGAACCTGGTTGATGGACACAGCAGTGGCGGAGCTCAGATCCGCCTCAAGGCCGGTTTCCGAACCGAAAAACACCACATCTTCTGGACCACTGCCAGCACCGAACGAAGCGCGCCAGACCGGTTGAGCATCGCTCGAGTTCTGGAAAGCGCGTTGTGTCGACAGATCGCCGTCGACGACGAACGTGGGGTTGAGGTTGTTCGACACCACGGGCGCCGTTGCGCCGATCGGGAGTACTACGTCCGGACCTTTTTGGGTCCACGGCCTGGCCGATGTGAAGTAGTCCTTCTCCCAAGCGACGTTTTGCATCGCGATGGAAGTTGTTGAGTCCGCACCGTCTCCACCATCATTGGTGTCGATGACGAGCGGGGTTTGCAGGTCCTGGTCGCGATACCACTCGTTCCAAATCTTGGCGTACGCCCGAAAGGGCACAGCCGAAGTCGTTTGCGGATTACCAGTCCCAAGACCAGGTGGAAGACCGAGATAGTCCGCCAGCTCGCCAACAGCAGGTGCAGTTCGACCGCCTTCGCCCCAGGCAATAAACGGAGCCACCGTGTCGTCCATCCCATCGGGACCTCCGGTGATGAAGTTCTCAAAGGACGGCCACACGATGCGAGTCGGCACGTACCAATGATGAATCTTGACCTCTACCGGGTGCATGACCGGCGAGACCAACGGCGACACGCGCACGAGCGCGGAAGCGGAGTGCCGGAACGAATCACCCGGCAGCACCTCGACGCAAGCGATGGGGACCAATTCCCCCATGTCGCAGCTCAGCAGCTTGTAATGGCTGAGCGAAAACTTCGATCGCCTCATAGTGAACCCTTCTTGGAAAGCAACTTAGCCTTCCTCTCGATTTTGGAAATAGCGCCTATCTCCGGCGCCAACTTGAGCGACGCCACCGCCTCAGCAGTGCCATCACGCGTGCACAACGCTTGCAGCTCATCCCGGCGAGCCCGCCGACTCTCCTCCTTGCTCCTGAATTTTCCGGATTTCCTCAAGGTCTCCCGCAGATAGCGACCAAGAGGTAAAACGCTGGAACCATGCCTCAACACAGTTGGCACATCCGAGAACGCTAACATGCCGTTGACGCTGGCCGACATCGACAACGAAGAGAGCACGTCCTGCATCGCTGGAGCACCAATACCCGGCTTTCGCGACATGCGGGCAAACTCGGGCACTCGCCCATTCAAACGAACGTCCGTAGACCTCGTCATCTTCTTGGCGACGTAGCCCACGAGGTACTGGGCTGTCTCCTTCTCCAACTCTCTGCAATCTACACCTCCGTGTCCCCAGGAGGCCTTCACCAACTCACAGACCTGGCAGCACACCTTCTCCCGGTGTTCCGTCCGACCTCTGAGGCAGTTAGGCATTCCAAAAAGCGCAACGTGGTAATGCGGGCGCCAAGTTTCATCACCATATTCGCCCACCAAAAAATAGCGGATTCGCCTGGGGGCGATCCGCTCTCGAAGTCTCTTCAACCACCGCTGCGATTCGTCTGGATCTAAGGATCCGTCAGCAGGTAGCTCCTCATCCGAGTAGGTCAGGGTCACGAAGCTGGCATCTCCGTGCTTAGCACGCTCCAGCATGAGCCGATGAGTCCAAAGGCGCCGTCTGTTGAGCAAACACGGCATGCACTGACCACACCCGAATGACGCCAGCTCGCTGTGGAACGGCCGGCGACACAGCACCGCTACATCCGGTACCCGATGCGACGCACC